TTGAGCCTCAGTCATAGTTGTTGGTTTGGCTTCCCCTCCCGCTATTAGCTCTTGAGATATTTTCTTTTCATTACTATTGTAAATGGGCTCTAGTATGGCTCCTATCTTCCTTTCTTTGGCCATCGTAGACTTTGTTACTGCCTGCTGTACTTTATCTTTAATAAGAGCTTTCAAGTTGTCAAGCGGTCCTTCTGTAGCCGAAAGAGCTTCCAGTGCACAATCATTATCAATAGCTGTAGAGATAAGTGCCTCGTCTATGGTCGCCATATCCAAAGCATCCTTAATAATCTGCTCATCTTCTTGAGACGGGGTGTATTCAGTAAATTTAACCCAGTCTATTAACTGCTGAATATCCTTTGAATCGTTCAACGAGCCGCCTACCATTATCTCTGCCGACGCTAGCTCGTCTCCCTCTTTAGCTAAGTCAAGAATCTCCTCCTCTGATAAATTCTCTAGGTCGTACACATCTATAAAAACTAACTTAAAAGTCTCTGTGTCTTCATAAGTTTGCTCATCTCTTGATACCACCCTAAATCCGAAAAATCTTTTATCAGTACACATCCTCTTCTGCCTCCGTGGTGTTGTCTATAAATATTGTTTTGTTCCCGTCATATGGAGTGACCGTTTCTTCTGGGCTATCCCCTACTACCGCCACTATTTGCAGAGTTGCCGCAACTGGATAAATAATCCCGGTCGTCATTTTAGTGGCTCTAAACAGGCGCCCTGACCCCGGTCTAAGTGGGTCTGCTATCCTAAAGAGTGCTCCAACCTGTATTCCTGGAGTATCAAACGGCACGTGGATTATGGGCTGTGAATCTTGATTAAGCTCTGTTACCCATCCCAGCTTTTTAAGAGTATTAACCTTAGGCACTTGGTCGAATATTACCCTCATAGGCACTGGGTCATAAAAATAAGAACTGAGCTCCCCCGCCGAAGTAAACTCAGTCGTAGGTTCCTTCACCTGGTAGTAGTCCGCATCTATGCCATAATACTCTAATGCTTCATTAAAGTAATATCTCTGTATCTCTAAGTCATTTTGTAAAAGTAGTCCGGGCATACTTACCACTCCTCGAATTCCCATTCTGGTTCATCCACCTCATAGGAATCATAATCTTCTGGGTCGCTTGGAAGCTTAAAAAACACGTAATCATTTCTTCCAAACTCATTTCAATATCTCCTTAATTCTCTCTTTTACTTCTCTCAATGATACCGAGTCTGAAAAATCTTTCGGGGTCAACTTAGTCTGCGAATAGTACTTTGATAAGTAGTGCAGTATCGACGGGTGTATGTGTGCATACCTCGTCCAGTCCAAACCGTAAGTCTTCCTAACTTGTGCTAGCACCTCAATCGTCATAGGGGAGTAGTCTGGGTTAGTCAGCTTTCTTATAAACTCTACTGGTAGTCCTAACTTGTATGCTTTAGATATTTCTAGTATCTGTTCTGGAGTATTTTCCGGTGTTACAAAAGGTTGAACATCTGCTCCAGTCTCTGCCGCCACAGCCAGCATTAGATTCTGAGTCTCATCATATTGCTGTGAGCCCTTGTAGGCGCCGTTTATTTGCTCCGTAGACGGCTCTTCCGTATGTTGGGTCTTCTCTGGTGGATTGCCCATTGTAGCGTCTGTTATGCCGTTTAGAGCGGGTCTTATTATAGAGTCGAACAGGCTTCTGTTTCTGTTGTAAATAGTCATTATGTAAGTATGTAGATTTGTAGCCACCTGCGGTATCCAAGCCTTGTTCATAAGAGTTGCCGTAATATGCTTACAGGCTCCTTTCTGATTATTTGGATTTGTTTTTATGCTAGGCCTAGTCTCTGGGTCGCCGGCTTTGTTCCCCGCTAAAGTCTGTGCTCTAGCATATCTATACCTAAAATCCGGACAGTCGCAAGATATCTTTATCTTCCTTACATCCATTGCCCTCTGAAGTGCCCTCTGTAGCACATTCGGTAAAAATTTCTCCTTTGATAAAAACTTATTTAGTTCGTCCAGAAACCCCTCTATTGCTATGACTACCTTATAATCCCCTGTCTTTCCTCTAACTGGAATAGTAAAACTATATGCTCCTGTCTTAAAAAGAGTGTTAATATCCTGCTCTACCCAGCCGCTAGAGCCCGCTCGTAGAGAGGTTTGGGTTCTGGAAATATATCTATTACCGTCGCTCGATGCATAATTTTGAGATTGCCTCACACTATTAATTATAGCCGATGCTAGCTCAGATTCAGTTGCAGGACAAATCCTAATTTTCATTATAGAATTCTCCTGCCACTAAATTTTTGGAGTTCTTCGTAAAGTTTCTCTAGTTCGGAAAGACCTTCTGATAATATTTCCGAGTTAACTGTAACCGGTGCCCCAGAAACTGTATACTTACTTCTAAGTCTACCTATAATAACCTTACCGTGAGCTGTGGCAAGCCTTATTAAGTAAGATTCCCATATAGGACTTGGTAAATCCTCTATCGCTTGAATAGCCGGTCTATAAATCAAGGTTATAGCCTTCGGCCGCTGTCCGCTGTAGCTCACCATTAGGGTTTTATGATACATATCGTAAAAATATACCAGCTCTGCCTGTATCGCGTTTTGAGCCATAGCCCTTACAGCGTATTGAGCCTGCATCTGTAAAACGGAATTTAAGCCGCCGTTGCCCGCTGTTCCCTGACTTCCAATCGAAACCGAATTCGATAAATAGAATGGGTCGTATGACAAACCTTCGGTTGTTCCGTATGGGGTTTCCGCTCTAAGCACCACATCAATCTTAGATATCTTATACTTAGAGACATCTATGACTTCCGCGTAAGGGATAGTAAGCACCGACGGGGTATCCACCCTCTCTATTAGCTCTCTTAAGGATAAATCAAGCAAAGTTTGTATATCCGTATCACTAAGTTCTATCTTAGACGGCAAACCGTTTATCTGACCTAATAGAAACTTTACTTCTGATATTGCTTGCGCTGTCGTCAAAGGTGTACTCTCCCGAATGAATAGTTGGAATAAAATCTGAGTGTGCAGTCATCCGCCCTCTATTTAGTATTGTTCATTATACAGAAATGCAGGACTTATTTCGCGTCCTGCATTCCTTGTGGTATAGAGGATATTTCTATGGCTGACTATCCTTCTTATTACTCTTCATCGGGAGCCGTAGACGGCTCTACCCAAAACTCATACTGAACATCAATGCCGGGTGCCTGTTGAGACAGGAATCCGATAAGCTCGGAAGTAGTGTTTGCCTTAAAGCAAACAGCCTGATTGTGTTCTACAGGAACGCTCTGGCTGTAGCCGCTGCAGCTAACTTTAATCCTCTTACCAGTCGTATTAGTGATCGTCACCTTCGCTGGCACTATGCTTAAATCTATTACTGATATGGACATAAACTAATCTCCTTATAATTTTTATTTTTATTGCTGGGCTATGTTATCCATAGCCCAGCTCTGACTTGACTAGTGAGTTACCGAGCCTTTAACCGAGAGCATCGGGTTAAGAGGCACGTAATCGTAGAGCGAATAGAAGCCCTGGCTGTTCAGGCCGTCCGCGAATTCAAGTAACTGGGTGGGTATGATATTAGCAGGAAGTGCTGCAATATACATACCGAGTATACCAACGCAGAGGTCTGTGCCCTGCCCTTTGGCGAATACTACATAAGTGTAATCGTCCATATCGGGCTTGAAGTAAATCTTAAGGTTACCAATAGAGCCAATAAGCTGGGTACCTATTTTGCCCTCTGTGTTAGCGCTCTTCCAGCCGGGAACTGCCATTACTACTGGAACTAGAGCAGAGCCTACAAAGCAGCGGTTACCTGCGTATATCTTGGTTACCTTAGTAATAGCCGCTTGAGCCGCGTTAAGGACGCTACCGAAAGAAGCATAGTGCTGAGCTATCCAGCCGTTCGTTGCCGCAAGAGAGAATGGAAGTGTATAAACGCTGGTTGGAGCGTTGGCTACTATGCTGTCGGAAACTTCTGTAGCTACCGAATACATAAAGTCCTCGACGGCCTTCTTGGGGAGCTCCTTGCTGATGTCAATGCCGTAATCGTTCTTGTAGATAAGGTTATCCAGAGCGTCGAATACGATTCTGACTTTGTGGGGCTTAGCGTCAAGAGAAATAGCTTCTACTTTGGCACCGAATGTGGGCAGGTCGTGAGCGGGTAGATATTTGTTATCCCACTTGTAAGTAATTATTGCACCTGCGGGAATAGCTTTAACACTGGCGGTAATTTCGCCTGTGGCATAATTGATTGTGCCATAATCTTCTATGGGGTCGCCGTTAATCCTGACGGAGCCTGTAATAACTGGAGTCCACCTAAGGGTGAGTGTGCCATTCTGGGATACCTGGGCGGCTACTTCGTCGTAGGTATTCTGGCCGTTATACGCAGCGTCTACCACGCTTTCTCTGGTGCCATCCGCGTTCTCCCTGTAATAAATACCGAAGGGGTCGCTTACGATGTCTCCCTGCTTAGATGCCCCTTTATTCGACATCCTGACATACCTTGTGCAAAGCACTTTAGTGCTGGCCGTAGCCATCGGCTCAACTGCTACCCAGTCGAATACGTCCATCGCCGGAATAGCGAGAGATGCTACCTTAATGATAAAGTTCTTTTGCGAACCTACTGTGGGGTTCTGCGCTACCGCAGAGTTCGAGCCTTCTAAAGACTCAAATACTGAAATGGTGTTCTTGAGAACGACAGCAGCTGTATTTCTTACTTCCTGCGGAAACCTTCTCTGGTGGAAAGCCTCCGCTGCCGCTATCTTATTCTTCTGAGATTCATAAGCTGAAACTGTGGGCATAATAATCTGTCTCCTGTTTTTAGTAGTTATAATTTCGAGGAATATGTAGTTATGTTATCCCGTCTTATAGTCCTTCCTCTAAGACTACTTAACTGGTGTTACTCTCCTTCCGTCTACCGGCAATCCCTAGCATTACTTGCGAATCTACCTCGACTTCTTGATTGTAACTATCTCACCACTTTCATATCTCTTACATTATAATCTGATATTACTCATAGATTTGACTCTTTGATTAGTATTGTATTCCAACTTTCTAGGAGTCGGATTCCTGATACTGACCGCCTATCCACTCCGGTCTGAAATACCTAATAGTGATATTGCACTTCATAGGAGTGTTGGCGTTATTATCGAATGTTATGGACTGTAAGTCCGAGCACCAGCAATTATGAAGTTCCCAGGTGCCTACCAGCGTTCCTTTATTGCCAGTAGTTACATCTATTGATACTTCCGCCCAGTAATCATCTGGGTCTCCTACTTCGCCTGTAATATGATTTCCCGCGGCCATCTTCCAACTGTAAAGTATATCATAAGCTGATTTGGTTACAAATACATCGAATTGTGCCGAGCTTTGGAAAGTGTTTATAGTTCCTGGAAACTCTATTCCTAAATTGCCTTTTCTATAACTTAATGTGTTCTGCGAGAAGCCCGGACCTTGAAAAGTATCACTAGCTATTTTTAGTGTGAGAGTGAGGTCCTCTTTCGAGAATACCGACTTCCTCGGGTCCGCCATATTTCTTAGTCCTTCTGGTAAATTCATAGTCACCGTAAAGTGGTTAGTTGCCACTGGGTGGTATGCCTTACCATCTTGGGCTATAGCTAAGCAAAAATCGTTAAATCGTGCTGCCATTATTTACCTCTCCCACTATAACTTGGTTTTATCTCCTATAAGCCCTTGCTGTCCTTGCCGCCAAAGACTCGTTAGCTCTAGCTGTACCCTTCTCCGGGTCAATCCTATTTGCAGGATTTTTAGATACCTCTAAAGAATGGCTTTTTGCATAGTATTCATCTTCGCCAAGGCCGGCCTCTTCTATAAACTCGTCCGAGGTTGCTTGACCATCTTCATCGAAATGCTCCTCGTCCCCTTCGCTCTTAATAGGGCCTTCGTTGTCAGCTTCGTAGGTATCCTCTTCTTCCTCGCCATCTAATAAATCTAGGTAAAGGAAAGTTTCTACTATACCATCCTCCGTTTCCTCTTCCTCGAATCTGCCTCTGAATTGAGCAGGCTCAATAAACTCGCCATCAACAGTCTCTTTAACCTCTCCGTCCGCATACACCGCTAAAATAACTTTAGAGCCCTCAAACTCAAAAGATATTTCTAAGTGCTCTGGAATCTTTCCATCCTCCGACATTTCCACATAAGCCGCTGTAATGGTCTCAACATCGATACCATACTCATTAGCAAAGGCCTCTTCATCGAAATTAATTAGTTCGGGGAAGGCCGTCTCCGGAGTCTTTATATCCAACTTCGTTTCTTCCACAGCCTTCTTCTTAAAAGGAAGTCTTGCAGCGCCTTTGGGTTGCCCCTCAGTTAGTCCGAGCTCTCTGTTAAGAATGTCATTAGCTGACTCTGTGGCTGAAATAGATATTGGAGCGAACTCCTTTTTAGCAGTCTTCAGTTTGTGCGGCGGCGTAGTTTCTAGTAACTCCAAAATCTTTGCTACATCAATCATTATTATTTCCTTCCTTGCTTTCTATTTATTTAGTATTGTACAATCCCTTTTCGAAGTTCTTCTAATCGTCAATCATCTTGAGTATCTCATCCGGAACTAAATCATCTTTATCAGCTGCTTTCTTAAGTTGCTCGCTCTCCGAATCGACTTCCAGTTCTTCTTCTGGCTCCTCCTCGGATTTTGGAGTCTTTTGTACGTCCTTTCTCCCATCCTCCTGGAGTAGGTTTGGCTCTGCTATAAATTCGAGAACCTTCTCCTTAACCTCGGAAAGAGTGCTGGCTGTAAGATATTCCGAAACAGCTTCTTTATCTTCCTGGGAAAAAGCAGTTCTATTAAATACAATAAAGCTCGCTATATTCTTAGCCAACTCCACTACGAACTCTTGAGTGGTGGACTCGGACGTTAATGCCTCCTTAGCTATTTTAATCATTATTTGTTCCTCCTATATAGCCTTCTTCTTGTAATGCCGAAAAAAGCTCCTTCTCTACATCGTCCCCAAAGCTCAGCCTTTT